GACCCCATCCCATCGCGGCCTCTGGCTCATGCCCGGCCTCAATGAACGGCTTGCCGAACTGCACGCGCTGGACGGCGTGGATCATATGACCATGAGCGAGATCGCGAAAACACTCTCGATCGAGTTCGGGCTGGAATTGACCAAGAACAGCGTCATCGGCCGATCGCATCGGCTGAAGCTGGAACTGCGGGACAATGTGCCGTTCACACGAAAGAAGGTGGAGAGGAAGATGACACCACGCCGCAAAGTTGACGCGCCGATCCCGCCGCCCGAGCCAACCGTCACGCCAGCCGACGAAACGCTGACGATCTACCAGCTGGGCGAGGGCGATTGCCACTGGCCATTGGGCGAGATGACCGACTATCCGCCGTTCCGCTATTGCGGCAAGGAGTCGTTGTTTGGCCGGCCCTATTGCAAGGGACATTCAAAGGTTGCGTACAACGTGCCGCGGGTGGATTGGGCATGAGGGCCGTTGTCGATCTCAGTGGCAAACGATTTGGCTCGCTGGTCGTGCTGCGACGTGGCGCGCGGCTTTACGAATACTCAACGAACGCCTGCTGGGTAGTCCGCTGCGATTGCGGGATTGAAAAGACCATTCACGGGCCGACACTGACGCGCGGCAGGGCGAGATCGTGCCGGGTGGGTAACCATCACGGGGAAAATGGGCGCAGATGAAATTAGATGTAATCAGATCAAACATTTTTGGCGTCCCGTTTGGTGAGCTAACGCCAACTGGGCTTAGTCTGCCGGATAATCTCGGCGTCGAGCAGTGGCAGGAAGTTGGGCTGGCATTGGGAAACGCCAGAGGCGGCTTGATGTGGGCCATCGGCGACTGGTGGGCATTCGGTGAGCATCGCTATGGCGAGCGGGCCGCCATCGTGAACAGTGACGAGTGGGAAGGGCCGAAGTTTCAGACGTGTATGAATGCCGCAACTGTCTGTCGCCGGTTTGAAACCTCCTCACGTGAGGAGGTTGTTTCTTATCGTGTCCATCAGTCTGTCGCAGTCATAGATGATGACGAGTGGAGACTTAAAACCCTTGCATGGGCAGCTGCTGAAAAACCGACTTTTGCTGTCCTCGAACAGCGTGTCAGAGAAGTCAAATCGCATCTAGCGCAGGGTTGGACCCAGGACCAGGCTGAACGCAAAGCGGCGGTTGAAAATGGCAGCTGCGTCGTCGCCACCATGCGCGACAAGACCGATGCGGCGTTGCTGGCGTGGGCCGAGGCCAATGGTCGGCTAGAGCGGATCGATCGGCAGACGGAATGGGGCAATCCGTTTGAAATGCCTATTGACGGTGATCGGGCTGAAGTCGTCGGCAAATTCAGCAAATTCTATCTGCCTCACAAACCTGGCCTGTTGGCAAAGATGCCGGCGTTGCGCGGCAAGGTGCTGGCATGCTGGTGCCACCCAGAGGAGTGCCATGGGGACATCATAGCCGAAATCGTCAACAGTGAAGGTGACGTTACAGAGATCGCTGAACGAATAGCCGATCGTGACGAGTGAGGCGGTAATGGTCCTCGATCAATTCGTAATGCTGGGCAAGACCGTACCGGAGTCGAACAGCGACGGACGGCAGTTTGTCTGCACTGCCGGCTATGATCTCGAATTGCGCAAGCCGGTGCGGATTTATCCGATGGCGAGGCGGGATTGTCCGAAGCGTTGGTCCGTGTCTCGCATACCTGTCGAGCGAAACCCGAAAGACAGCCGGGCCGAGAGCTGGAAAATAAGGGGTGATCGCAGTTGTGGTCAGCACGAACAGATCAACGCTGTTATCAACACCGTTCGAAACAAGATCGAGCCGGAAATTCAGCGTGAAATCCTTAAATCGCTGGAAGTAAAATCACTAAAACAGGCCAATGCAGAACGGCTATCCCTCGCCGTAGTGTTTCCTGATGACGTGCCACAACTAAAATTTGAGCCAGGCGAGCAGGCCGAGATGGCGCCGACGCGCGATATGTTCGGCCACATTACAGAATTGCCCGTTGCGCAGCGTTTCAAATGGCATCCTCGCCTTGAATTCAGTGACTGCGATGGGAAGCACGACCTCATGTTGAGGGAATGGGGATGCTACGAATTGATGCGAAAACAGGGTGATGATTACACACTTTATAATCTTGGAGAGGCGCTAAACCTGTCGACTGCTCCACCGCTATTGTGTGGAAACTTAAATCAGCATCGCAATTCGTGGCTTGTTATCTCGGCATTCACCGGCGCGGTTCACGCGCGATCAACAGTCATCGAACGTCAAGCGGCAATGTTTGATTTTATTCCCGACGAGCTACATGGGCGAGTTGTTCGATGACTGCAAAACGATCCACGCAATGGTTCTGGTCTGACTGGGCCGGCGATCTCGCCGTTCGCAGCCTGACGCCGGCCGAGCGTGGATTGTGGATTGATTTACTGACACTGGCTGCAACCGGCAATCCTACCGGCTATGTCGTTGATGCAAGGGGAGAGCCTCTGCCATTGGAACAGATCGCACGATTTGCGAACTGCACCCTCGCGGAGTGTTCGAGCCTGATCGACGGCATACTGAAAAAGGGCGTTGCGAGCCGTGACCGCTCCGGGCGGTTACTCAACCGGCGTATGGTTCGAGACCTCGAACTATCCGTGAAAAGGAAGCGGGCGGGCTCAATTGGTGCCGCCTCTACTAAGTTGAAATGGCAAGCGTTATCCGGTTTGCCACAGCATTTGCCAGAGCATGTGCCACGGCAAACCGGGACGCGCGCCTTACCTAAAGAAAGAAATATAACTTCTACCTTCACTGGTACTGCGCGCGAGGCTGCGCCTGTGGACAACTCCGCCACGGAACCCGCTGAACCATCGGCTGGCTCGGCAGAAAAGCCGCCGAAACGACCGCACGAAATAACGCGCGAAGAACTCGCCGAAATCTACGCAAAAAAGAGGGCAACAGCACCATGAACCTACCCGGATACGACGCATGGAAGACGCATAACCCTGACGATGATCGCTGCGAGTTCTGCGGCGCAAATCCAAACGCGAGCAAGCACGGCTGGGCCCCGGAGGAGTGCACCGGCAAGTGCAACACCAGCTGGCGCGATCCCGATTTCGAATACGACCGGATGCGCGACGAAGAGATGCAGGAGCGCAACCGATGAACGACAAGCTCCAGAAGGTTTCCATAATCCCCCAAGACGACCCGCCGGCGCCCGCCGTCACGCCGCTCGACATGCTGAACCGCGCGGTGCTGGCCGGCGCCGACATCGCCATGATCGAAAAGCTGATGGCCTTGCATGAACGCTGGGATGCCAACCAGGCGCGCAAGGCATTCGACGAAGCGGTGGCCGCGGCGAAGAAGGACATCCCGCCGATCACGCGCAACGTCGCCGGCCACAACGCCAAGAAATACGCGGACTTCGCCGCAATCGCCAAGGTTGTTGATCCGATCATTGGCGCGCATGGCTTGTCGTATCGGTTCCGTACCGTGCAGAACGATCGGATCAGCGTGACGTGCATCCTGTCGCACAAAGCAGGCCACGCCGAGGAAACCACGCTGTCAGGGCCGGCAGACACCAGCGGCAACAAGAACGCGATCCAGGCGATTGGCTCGACCCTGACCTACCTGCAACGCTACTCGCTGGTGCAGATGCTGGGGCTTGCCGCCGGCAATGACGACGATGGCAAGGCGGCCGGCGACGGTGAGGCCATCAGCGAAGAGCAACTGCTGAACCTGATCGACCTAGCGGACGACGTCGGTGCCGACAAGGAGGCCTTCTGCAGGTATTTCTTCACCGATCGCATCAAACGCGATCCCGATTTTGTGCCAAGCCTCGCCGATATCCAGGCCGTGGACTATGCGCGCGCCGTGTATGCGCTCAACAAAAAGAGGGCGAAATGAGCGAGAGAAATAAGCCTCCACTGGTGCCGCGAAACTGGAAACTAACGCGCGAGTTGGAAAAATCGCGTGCAAAACCCGACCTTGTTTTCAAGAGAAGCGGCGGCAGGAAGGATATCCCCTCTTTCAACGGCAGCGGTGACAGGCGCGACAGGAAAAATCCAAACCAGATTACGCTGCCAAAAACGCCATGGGATGAGAACAAATGAGCGAGGAAATCATCCAGGGATCGGACCAGTGGAAAGCCATTCGCCTCGGCAAGGTCACCGCATC